TTCCTTTGTCTTTGGCTTGCCTGTAACCGGCGGTTTCAAATTAGAACCCGTTTCCCGGTTGTACTTAGCCCGACCTTTGGCAGTCAGGCCAGCACCTTTACTAGCAGGCAGCTTCTCGCCACGGCCAACACTAAGGTTGGGACCACGCTTACGCTTTTTGCGCTCTGCCATCGTCCTAACCCTTAGTCAAGGTTGGAAGTGATGGTGCTGCTGGTGATGAAGTTGCAGGTGGCAACAACCAAATCGCCTGCAGTGGATGCAATGTCCATGCTGGTGATGATGCCGCCAAAAGCCACTGAATCAGTGCCGGTGGTGGTGCCAGTCGTAAACAGCTCAAATGATGCGTCAGCACCATCATTCGCTTTGATTACGTCTTCGATCAGACCAGCTTGGCCGGTTGCATCAGGGTCGTAAACCAGCTCAACAGTGCCGGAACCACTGATCATGCTGCCGACAAACTGACGGAAAGTGTTTCCGTGAACGCTGGTGTCGAGCGTTTCTTTGGTGATATTCAGCGTCCAGCTACGAGTACCGACAACAGTTGCAAGGCTGCCTGAGCCGGTTTCAAACTGGACTGCGCCTTGCTCTCCGCGAAGAACAGCCATGAGTAGACATAGGAAGGGTCTATACGGTTGATTCTAACCGTTCATAACCCACAAGCCATCTCAAGACTTCTTCTTTTTCGCCTTACGCCGTCGATGTTGATAAGAAATCTTCTTTGAACCTGTTTTTTCCTTCTTGAAACGAGCCTTTTCTGCAGGACTCATCTCTTTTGTCGTTTTTGGCGTTTTATCTGACACCCTGCGTGATGGTCTACACGCTGGGTAAGCCCTGTCTTCGCCTTTGGAGCGGCCACAAGGCTTCCCGGTCTTTATATCGACCCATTTTTCGTCAAACCATCTGCCCAGGCCACCACGGCCTTTACTTTTTGGTTTTGCGGGTTTTCGTGGTTTTTTTCGTTCCGCCACTGGTTGCTTTCCGATAAGTGCCACCACGCTTCTTATATTCGCGCACCAGCCACGCATTTGCATACGCGCTCGGATAAACCGCGAACTTGCGCTTGGCTTCCGCCTTTACGCGAGCATAAAGCGCCTTGTTTACTGGGACGTTTTCACTTGCCACAGCTGCACCGCATCTTCTTGCTGCCTTTCTTCATGCCTTTTTTCTTGCCGTTGGGCTTTTTCTTGCCGCCAGCTCCGTAATGACCAGGCATGACAACTAGGTGATGGGGTACGCCCAGTCTAACGCTTACTTTTTCTTCTTACTAGCCGTCTTCTTCTTGCCCTTACGCACGGCCTTCATGTAACCCTCACACCGCTTCATTGCAGCGCTTTTCTTGTCAGCCATGCCAATAAAGCAATAGTAGACGCATCCTAAACAGCTTTAGCTCCGTATTCCAACGTCACACGCCGCTTTTTGCCGCTTGGCGAGTTCCAACGAAAAAATCGCACCTGCACTGACGGATGAAGCTCTTCCTCAGGCGATTGCAGCGTTTTCCAGCGGTGATCACACTCCAAACAACGCCGCTCACGCACACAATCGTTGTCCTGTGACGTATACCGCCCCATCACCTTGGATTCCTCTGACCCGCACTTCGGACAGAGAGGCGCGTTGAGCGGACGAAACATCCTTAATACAGGCGGTATGTCGTAGTTCCCATGGCCTCAGGCTTGGCCAAGTTGAACTGCTGAAGCACAAGATACCCGAAAGCGTCGAAAGCGTGGTCCACTCCCAGATTTTTGTTGGGAAGTCCAGTGCCTGGGGCGTAAGTCAACGTCCGCAATGACTTGATCAACTCCTTACAGCGTGGATGGATCTTGACCCGTCGCGCTCCAGAAGCATCCATTAGGCCCGTGTTGACCGCTGTGATCTTGTCTCGGATCTTCCACGGTGATCTAGGGCTTTGAACCGTGAAACCGCTGCGTCTGAGGATTGCATGGTCCGTTACGCCCACACCACTGGTCTTCCTGGCTCCGCCCGTGGGGTCGGGGCAGGCGATGACGCGGCGGTCTACGCCGTAGCGGCGGGTGACTTCTTCTGCAAAGTCCCAGGTGGTTGCGCCGCCTGTGAGCATGATTTCGTCAAAGACGTAGAGGGTGTCTTTGTCTTTTACGGCGCAGATCCCGCTCATCGGGTCCACGTTGAAGTCCACGCCCAGGAGAAGGGGTTGGATGGAGATGTCTTTGGCGTCGGTGGAGATGTTGTCGTCGGAGAAACTGATGGCTACGAGGCCGGTGAGGTTCTCGAACGACGCTTCGAATTCCTGGCGGAACGTGCGCGGGTCAAGTTGAGCGCGGGCTGCCTCAACTTCGTCGGCTGGGACATTTCCGCCTTGGATGGTTGTGAAGCACCAGCGCTTCCATTCGTTGGTTGGGTCATCTTCGCAGTAGCACCAAAGGTCGTAGAACCAGCTGGCCGTTCCATCCGGGGTCGAAATGAACAACGCCCAGCCTTGTTTGTCGGCCAAAGCGGGTCGAATGACTTCAAACCAGACCTCGGCGTCCATAAATGCGGCTTCGTCGAGAACAACGCCGGACAAACTGCGGCCACGAAGGGCCATTGCGTTCTCCGTGCCCTTTAATTCGATGGTTGAGCCGTTGACTAGCTCTAATTTCAGGTCGGTTTCGTTCTTAGTTTTGATCCAAGGCTTTGGAACGAGCTTTTTGAGTACTTTCCAGGCAATATCCTTCGCCATCCGGTAGGTGGGGGCGCAGTAGAAGAAGGTTTCGCCGGGGTTATTGATCGCTCCACGCAAAAGTTCGACGCAGGAAAGGTATGACTTTCCGAAGCGGCGGCCTGCAACTAGGACGCGAAATCTGTGTTCGTCGGTGAATACTTGCCCCTGTGCCCAGCGGAGACTAAGTGGGGGTGCATTTTGTACGGCCATGGGTATTACATTAACTGCTTTTTCAACCCCTACCCCCGGTGGGTGTAGTACAATCAAATAAACTGGGATGTATCAGTAGGTTCCCCGCGCTTAGGTACAAGTGTACTACTTTGCAACCCTGCCCCCACTGTGACAGTTGCACCGACTGGCACACAGTACAGATTTACTAAAAAATTCTCTGAAAAATCAGAATTTTCTGAGCGTGTGACAGCTGAGACAGTGGCACAGTAAACTGTAGCACAACAGATTTTCTGCTAAGCTACGCTTAGCAACTGAAAGTTCTGCGAGTTACTAACACTTAGCAGATGTTCAGTTGTTGTCACTAACCCACCCAAAGTTGTGCATTCTAAGTTCCTCATTGGCTACCTAATTTTTCTGCTCTCAACTATTGTTTTTCTTGGTAAGTTTATGAACGAACAAGAAGAACTAGCCTACAAAAAGTGTATGTTAATTAACAGCAACAACAGCTACTGCAAAGTGTTAGTCTGGGGTCGCTGAGTTACTAACAAAAACTCCCGCAAAGTTAGCTATACTTTGTGGGAGTATTTTTGTACCCAAAATGTTGTAGTACACATGTACTTTAATACTTAGTAAGAAATGTTTGCTTACTAAGTGTAATAGTACACATGTACTGTAACAAGAACCTTGACAATTTACTGAGAATGGTTCTCATTCTCAATGCGGATGTCCAGAGTCGGGACCTGCAGCGCTAGTTGTTCCGGCGCCGCTTCGCCTATTACGCGGCCCATGTCGCCTAACAGAGTTGCGACAGTTTGGAAGTGGCCGCGCTTAAGGGCTTTCTGGACCGTCGCAAGCCGCAGCGCTTGCAGTTGGTTCAGTAATTCCTCACGAGTGCCGGTTTGTTCCTCCTTCAAAAGCTCCATTGCACGCCGGTAGTCTTCATGTCCGGTACGTATAGAGACACCGAAGCGAGACGCCAATTTTTCGCAGATCTGAATTCTCGTTCCACCTTCCAAAATGTAGGCATAGGCTGCCTGGGCCCTTTCCTCTACGCGATGGGCTGCGCCCTTGCCCTTGCGCCACCGCTTGGACTCATCATCAGCAACGCTGGTCTTTCTTTCTTCGGTGTTGTTATCAGCCACGGGCAGCCAATCGGGAACCTTCCCTGATACTAACCGGACCACGTAAACAATCCAGCCGCAAGGGCTTGACACATATCTCCCATAGTGTGCTACATTGTCCATGTCCACCCAAAGGTCCACCCATGACCCTCTCAGACACAGCCCACGAACTAGAGCTTTACGCCACAAACGTAGAAGTCTGGTACGCGCCAACCATTAAGAACCTCTCTAAGCATTGGAAGCGCGGCAACTTCTCACTCGATCTCGCGATCCACTCAATTGAACGGTATTGCCTGACCCCTGCGGCGAAGCAGTACCACCGCGAAAACGGCAGCATGTCGGACGCGTGGCACGACATCTTCCCTAAAGCCGTCCGGTTGGAAGCTGCGGAATCAATCGCACGCTCCTGGGTTGAAGAATTCAAGCTCGGTAATTTTTGGGACTGATGTACTTCGACCGCTTCGACATCTGTGAAGCCCATTACCTGTTCGCCATGCTCTGGCATGGCGGCATGGGCTGCCCCATCTATCGGAAGTTCGCACAACTGGAGCGGCTGCGGTTTCATCCCAGTCCTTCCCTGTGTGATCCCCGCGATTTGGAAGAAAACGCCCGCGAGATTTACCGCCAACTTGTGGTGAATCACTGCGGTATTCACAGCACAGCCGCCAAACGCTAATCGTCCAACTTTCCAGAAAATCCAGTTTCGTTCCATCCATGAACTACGCCACACAAACCGAACAGCTTCACACCTTCGCCGACGTTCCCCGCGTCACAATCACCCGGCATCTCATCACCGGACAAAGTGAATGGGAAGCCACAGAGAAGACCACGGTCCAGATCAGCCCTGAGCATGGCGTGATTTGCAACGCTGTCGTCGATTTCATCGCCAGCCTTCATGAATCCGGTTATCGCTCCAGGGAAGACATCGAACTGCTTCAGCGCTTCGCTGGCGCGATGGGTCTGGAGTACACCGAAACTTCGGGGCTTAAGTGATGGCGTCCCAGGCAGAAATACAGCATCGCCTTAGCTACGCGCGGGCGATGCTTGAACGGGGCATCCCCGTGGCATCGCTGGCAACCATGATCAGCGCGCGGTATTTCGTTTCACGCTCCACCGCTTATAGCGACATAACAGCAGCCGAACAGGAAATCCAGGTTTCCGATGACGGTCCAGCTGATGACGAAAGCCCTTGCGATCCCACCGCAGTGCTGGCAATGCTCCAGCACCGCTTAGACCTTGCAATCGCTAAGGGCAATGACCAGCAAGTGTGCCAGCTCATTAAGGCGATTGATACCGCCAAAAAATGGCAGGGCTACAACTCCGATTCCGTTTCTCCCTTCGCATGAACTATCCCGACATCGACGACGCTCCACTCCCCTTCGAGCTTTACACCGAAGAGGAACTAGAGCAGATGCAAATCGAACAGGAGCAAGACGACTGGGAACGCTCCATCCCAACTCCTGCTGACCGTAATCCGAACCTCAAATGAGCTGCGCCGAACTCACCGCACAATACGCGCCAACCCTTCTGCATCTTGCAGAGCAGTTGGATGTCTTCGACTCCGTAATCCCTGGATGGGCTGCGGGTCCCGTTCCAGAGGCTCCAAGCCCCGGCGGCCCAGAACCGCACATCTTGATCCAGCTATGGGAGCAGTACGGACAGAAAGCCATCGTGATGATTTACAGCGAGGAAGATTGCTTCGTCCACACCGAGCACGACGCCCCGTACCCAATCACGTTCCAGGGACTCATCAAATACCTGGAGCAGCTTCCCAAGCCTATTTGGCACTTCACAGACTGATGGCCTTCCTATCTGACACAGCACGTGGGTTTCTGGCGAATCAGCCGGACGACCCACGTCCCACCCCAAAACAACAACGGGAACATCTGCGACGGATCCGCCACGCTGAGCGGTGGGTCCGGGAGCAGCGGATGGGGGACATGGCTCAAATTGTTGGGCGTTCCAGGGATGAACTGATCAACGAAGCCATCGACGAGTGGCTAGCCAACCACGAGTTGGACTACCTCAAGCGTCGGGATCAAATTAACGAACACCTTGCAGCTATCGAAGCCCTTCAAAAATGAGGCTCAACACCTTCACGCTCCAGGAGCTTCACCTACTCGCAGACTCCCTGTATTGGGAGTTTGCGGTCTTTGAGAAAAGTGGGTGGGCTGATTCAGCACGTGCCAGGCAAATGGCAAAGCTTCAGGACAAAATCCACGCATACATTGATCAAAGAGAGGGCAACGCATGACCAAGATCGAAACGCTCCAGGCAAATGCCAAGCCTTCGTGGCAACCCCAAGAGGTGAGACTCGTGTATCTCACCTATAGATCAAACATGTTGGGGATCATGCGTTGTCAAACGTTGGCGGCGTCTCTCAATGAAGCCGTGACACGTGCCAGGAGAAAGTACGGACCAGGTGAATTAAATTCCTGGGGTACTAGGAATCTGCCCATTGTTGGGGGCATGGTTGGCGGCGGTGAGTTCCTACGCGGCAAGCGTGACATCGACTTCCAAGATGACGTGTCGCGGATATATCCCTGAACGTTCCAGGGCTAGGCATACGGCCAACACATGGTTGTGTCGCCTAGCCATACGTCTTCGTCGTTGACGTCGATGGGCCTAGCGGCGACGTACTCGCGGAACAGCTGCTTGAGACGTTCCAGGCTTATCCCTAGGTCCCTTGCTTGTAGGGCCACGTTTGTCTGGCCCTTGTAGAGACGGTCTAGGGCTTCTTCTAGTTCTTGAGAGCTTGCTGGGCGTTCCAGATGTCCATTCTCTCCAGCCATTGACACTCCGCCCCACGTAATTCTAACTCACTAAGCAAGCGGACTTGCGGTGCTCCGCTGCGGCGTGCCACCACAATGGCTCCGGTCTTCGGCTTGATCCCAGTCAGGGTCTGGAGTCCCAGCGAATACGCTCCAGCCTGACAGATGTAATTAGCCAGCATGTCCTCGCTGCGGGCGTTGGTGCTGGTCTTCCAGTCCACGATGCATAACGCGCCGTCTACGTCGAGTAAGGCGTCAGCCGTTCCAGCCCAGCCTCGTGGGTCATGCACGGAGAACTCGATGGCGTGAATGGCGGTTACGTTCTCTCCGATCCAAGTCCGTAGACCTCGGGCGTAGCCAGAGGCGCTCCAGGAGACCCTAGGAGCCCCCTGAATGGCTTTTTCGATGGCCCAGGTAGTGATTCCCTTGGGGGCACGTTCCAGGCCGTCATCTCCAGTCCTCCAGCTTCCTCGCTTGTTAGCGCTATTACGCGCGAGTTTTGCCGCTGTCTTGAGGACGTACTCCGCGTGATCGTGAGCCAGA